ATGACAAAAGCCAATTTACAAAATCAAGACAAGCTGTCATTCGATCTAGCCAGTGAGCTTTTCACTTATCATCCTCAGACAGGGCATATCACTTGGAAGATCAATAGAGGTACCTCAATCAAGGCTGGTGATCGCGTAGGAGGAATCAACAAGGTCTCTCTGTACGTCGTACTTAACCTGAATGGAACCATCTACCACGCCCATCGCCTAGCCTGGCTACTCCACTACGGAGAATGGCCTAAGGGGCTGCTAGACCACCGCAACGGTATCAAGTCTGACAACCGGATTACCAATCTCCGGGAATGCACTCAGCAGCAGAACATGTGGAACAAAAAGACCTACGCCAACAACAAGACTGGCTACAAGGGTGTCAGCTTCCACAAGGCTTCCGGCAAGTTCAGAGCCCAAATCAAGGTTGCAGATAAGCATATCTCCCTTGGCTACCACTCGACACCAGAGGACGCTCACAAGGCTTATAAGGACGCTGCCAACAAGCACTTTGGTGAATTTGCGAGGGCTGCCTAATGCTAAGCGCCCTGCTGATCGTTCTGGCCCTTACCCACTTCAGCCAAATCCATCAACTCAACAAACGCATCGGTAAGTTCGCCAAACCGGCTTGAGCTTGCTGTCCGTGGCAGGAGAAAGGACGCTTACAAGCTATCGTGCCGAACTGGCCTTAGCCCCTGTGTTGTGGTCGCTCCTGCCGTATTATCTTTCTTTTGGGACCGTTTTTTCTGCGTGGTGATCCCAATTATACTCCTTCGCTGAGATGCACATCTCAAGCAACGTGTCGGCTCTTATAATGTTTTCATCAGATGCGCTTTTCTTAAATTTGCCAACGATCTTTTCGATATGCCAAATGTTTTTATCTTTTCGGATTATTATGTTTGCCTCATAACGAAATTTACTCAGAAGGTAATTGTTGTATATGATGCTCACGGTCAGAAGAATGAAAGCTATAATAAATTGAGCAAGATATGGAGATTGCAGGTCTGTGACTGGAAATACCCGCGAATTCATAAACACAAACAATATTATACCAAAAAAGTAGGTGGTTAGATGAAGTATAACTAATAAAACCCCCTTAAATACGATGTACGGAATAGGCGATAAGGCACTAAGATTAGCTACCGTGCTAATGTACCGCAGCGCCTCCCGTCTTAATGAGCGCATGGCCAGGTTCGTGTTCTGTGACGATATCCATCGAATGGATTTGCGTAAGATCGGTGGCAACAGATAGGTGGCAATAGCGACAATCACTATTGCATCAAACGCTCTGCGAGCGGTCACTTCGTTAACGTAATCCCATGCGGCCCAAATCGAATCCACCTACTCTCTCCATAGTATGGCTACAGAGAGCTCCGCATCAGCTCTTGTCGCGTCTATCACCCCTAAAAAGATGCTGAATGGCGTTCGCCTTGGCAATGCACGTAAAGCACTCCTGAGAGCATTTCTGGGGATTGTTGCAAACCGCCTTGACGATATCGGACCTGGACGGATGAGAGCCGAATGCCTTGAGCGCCAATGACACGACAGTCAGGGTTTGTGGGGATAAGGCAGCTATACGCCCGTCCCTCGCCTCAGCCATCAGCATATCAGCCAATTGCTGGACTGACTTGTAGTCCCGGTTCTCCAAGGCTCACCAACCGCATTCGTTCGCATCCTCCCCATATATGCCGTGAGTCGCCAATGAGAACAATACGGGAACAAAACGTTCAGTCAGAATGCCTCACACGTCCCATGAGATATGGACATGGAGTCTTTACTATCCTCAATGTGCGCATACATTTCTGAGTATACAAAGCGCTTTAGGTTCGGATCATATACCAACGCATACGATCCATCGTCGCAAAACTGCGATTGCTTATGTGCGAAAACCTTCTTGCATACAAATTCTGTGGCACGGTCGGCAATTTTCATTGTCATATTGTTGCCTGAAAAACTCATAGTGAATCTTTCTTCTTTAAAATTAGTCTAATTCCATCTACCTTCCCGATTCACAAATCCAGTTGCTGCCGTTGTTGTGCAGTATAAAACCTCTGCACTTGCCGAATGTGTTAGCGTCGATAGGCTCAGTAAAATCAATAGGAGGCGCTTCATTGCAACTGGTCCAGTTCAAGAGACACATCGACAGGGGCTATAGACACCGAGGCAGCAAGGGACAGAAGCTCAGAGCCAAGAGGTTGCAGAGTAACCCACTGTGCCAGGACTGTGAAGCTAAAGGCGTCATCACTGTAGCCGTTGAGGTAGACCACATACAGCCGCTGTCCCTTGGTGGCACCGACACAGACGACAACACCCGGAACCTCTGCAAGCCCTGTCACCTCAAGCGCACAGCCGAACAGTTCGGATACCGCAAGAGCGTCTCCATTGGCCTAGACGGATGGCCCATCGATGAGTGAGAGCATTAGCCATAAGCATCGCCATGACTAGCCGGGGGGAGTTCCGAAAGTTTCAAAGCCTCTCGTCGGACACCAGTGGTGGGCATTCTTTTTCATAATCCATAACATTACCCATTTCATCCTAAAGGAAATAAGCACCTATGAACCAACGTGGACGTAAGTCTGCGGCTAGCCTTCTCACTAATGCTGATGGGGCAATTGATGGCCGCCCCGAACCCCCTACTGACCTAACACCAATGCAGACTGATATCTGGCGTAAGGTGGTAGAGAACGAAGCTTCAACATTTTTCAACACCGCTGCATTGCAGGCCCTACTCAAAGAGTTTTGCAGACACGTATCTTCCGCTCATTATCTGTCCAGACAGGTAGAGGCCTTAGAGGTAAGGGACTTCAACCCTGACAACCTCAAGCTCTACGACAAATTTCTCTCCATGCGGGAACGCGAGACCAAGGCTATGGCTGATAAGGCCACCAAGCTTCGTCTCACCAATCAAAGCCGATACACTCCCCAAGCTGCTGCCACAGCCACCAAGAATGCGTCTCAGAACGCCAAGCCTTGGGAATTTGACGGATAACCAAAACCCTCACTAGGGGCGAACGGAATATCCGATGGATTGAAGCGAAATGCAGAGTACCGGAAGGCCGCTTAGTTGGTCAGAAGGTTGTCCTACGGCCTTGGCAGAGGCACGAAATCAAACGCATTTACGACAATCCAGAGGGCACCCGTACAGCGATCCTCTCATTCGGCCGAAAGAACGGCAAAACCTCTCTCAGTGCATTCCTTCTTCTCCTGCACCTTTGCGGGCCGGAGGCCAGACGTAACGGCCAACTCTACAGCGCCGCTCAATCCCGTGACCAAGCTGCAATCCTTTTCTCTCTGGCAGCTAAGGTGGTCCGGCAATCTCCTGACCTATCCCCCGTGGTCATCATTCGAGACACAGCCAAACAGCTAGCCTGCCAAGACCTGGGGACACTCTACAGAGCCCTATCGGCTGAGGCATCCACCGCTTACGGTCTTTCTCCGGTCTTCATCGTTCATGATGAGCTTGGCCAGGTCAGAGGCCCCCGTAGTGAGCTTTATGAAGCCCTTGAAACCGCATGTGGCGCTCAGGGTAATCCCCTCTCCATCGTAATCAGCACTCAGGCTCCAAACCCTACAGACCTCCTGTCTCTGCTTATTGAAGATGCCAAGACTGAGGCTGACCCCCGCACCGTGTTGAGCCTTTACACCGCTCCACCAGAGGCAGACCCCTTTGATATCGAGACAATCCGCTTAGCCAATCCAGCCCTTGGCGACTTCCTGAATGAAAAGGAGGTCCTATCCCAAGCTGATGCCGCTAGACGAATGCCAAGCCGGGAACCTGACTTCCGTAACCTGATCCTGAATCAGCAAGTGGAAATGAATGCGCCGTTTATCTCCCGCACAATCTGGCTAGAGAACAGCAGCACTCCCCTCCCCTTTGATGGTCCTGTTTATGGTGGCCTAGACCTATCCAGCGTGAACGATCTGACTGCCAAAGTTTGGGTTAGCTGGAAGGACAACAAGTTCCACGTACAGCCTACGTTCTGGCTTCCTCAAGAGGGCCTGACAGACAGAGCTAGAGAGGATCGAATGCCTTACGATCAATGGCACAGGAACGGCCTTCTACACACCACACCAGGGCGCTCAATCTCTTGGGAGTTCGTCGCTCATAGCCTCTATGAAGACTGTCAGCGCATGGACGTTCAACAAATCAATTTCGATAGATGGCAGTGGCAACATTTCAAGCCATGGCTCCTTAAGGCTGGTTTCAAAGAGGAACAGCTAGACGGAGACAAAGCCATTTTTAAAGAGTTCGGACAGGGATTTGCTTCTATGTCTCCGGCTCTGATGACACTTGAGGCTGATCTACTGGAACAAAGAATTGCTCATGGCAATCATCCAGTCCTCACAATGTGCGCAGCTAATGCTGTAGTCTCTACTGATCCTGCTGGAAACAGAAAGCTAGATAAAGCCAAAGCTACAGGCCGAATTGACGGAATGGTGGCTCTCACAATGGCTAGAGCAGCAGCAGGTACATTCTTCAATAAACCAAAACCCACTTACCAATTCTTTGTAATAGGTTGATTTTATGAAAGCACTTTTCAAACATGAACAGAGCCTATTCCCTATTCGAGGTGAAAAACCTTGATGTAGAACGGCGCACATTTAGAGGTATTGCTACAACCCCTTCCCCTGATAGAGTTGGTGATGTCGTAGAGCCTCTAGGCGCAATCTTTAAGAACCCTCTGCCTCTCCTTTGGCAGCATGACCATTCTAAGCCGATTGGCACAGTCCGTTTCTCTAAGCCTACAGCTAAGGGGATCGAGTTTGAGGCAGAGATAGCCTCTGTAGACGAAGCCGGAACCCTCAAAGACAGACTAGATGAAGCTTGGCAGTCAATTAAGGCTGGCCTTGTTCGTGCTGTCTCTATCGGATTCCGTCCCTTGGAAGCTCACCCAATGAAAGGTGGTGGTCTAAGATTTCTCAAGTCAGAGATTTTTGAGCTTAGTGCTGTGACTATTCCAGCCAATGAGCAAGCTACAATTTCGTTAGCTAAATCTCTCGACAAGCAATTCCTTCAAGCCGCGTTAGGCCATGAAGCCAATAAATTTCAAGCTGGCGTTTCAGCAAAACAAGACATTTCGAAAAAGAATTTTGAGGATACTAAATCTATGAATAAGACATTTGCTGAAAGCCGTGCAGAGTTTGAAACCAAGCGCGCTGAAAACCTTGACCGTATGGACGCACTCCTAGCCAAGTCTGCTGAGGATGGCGTTACGCTCTCCGCTGATGACAGTGACGAGTATGACCGGCTAGAGGCCGAAACCAAATCTCTTGAAGCCCATATTGAACGGCTCAAGGCTCGTGAAGGTGAGGCAGTCTCAAAGGCAACCCGTATCGAAGGTGTTCGCACCGCTAGTGACGCTGGCCGAGTTCGTGACCGTCAACAGGTTATCGTTAAGGGCTCCAACCTTCCTAAGGGTACAGCCTTCACTCACTATGCAATGGCTCTAGCCCGCTCAAAGGGCAACCTCATGCAAGCTGCTGAGATCGCCAAAGGCTTCAAGGACACACCAGAGGTTGAGACAGTCCTTAAGGCTGCTGTAGCTGCCGGCACCACAACCGATGCAGATTGGGCAAGACCCCTTGTCGAATACCAGACCATGGCCGGTGAGTTCGTTGAGCTTCTACGCCCTGAGACAATCCTTGGTAAGCTAGATGGCTTCCGCCGTGTACCCTTCAATGTGCGCCTTGTCGGTCAGTCCGCAGGATCAACAGTCAACTGGGTGGGCGAAGCGACACCAAAGCCAGTCAGTGAACTAGCCTTCAATGCTCAGCAGCTCGGATTTGCCAAGCTAGCCGGTATCGTTGTCGTTTCAGACGAGCTTGTAAAGTTTTCCAATCCCCAGGTCACAGGCATTGTTCAGGCCGATCTAATCGCCTCTATTGCCTCCTTCCTGGACACCGCATTCCTTGACCCAACCAAGGCCGCTGTGACCAACGTATCCCCTGCCTCGATTACCAATGGCGTCACTGCAATCCCTGCATCTGGCACCACTGCTGATAACCTCAAGGCAGACGTACAGGCAGTGTTCCGTCAGTTCCTTGCCGCTGGTCAGCCCGTAGCCGGTTCCTACTGGATCATGTCCGCTACTCAGGCGCTTGCCATTTCGATGCTTCAGAATGCCGTAGGTAATCCAGAGTTCCCCGGTCTAACAATGAATGGTGGCACCTTCTTTGGTCTACCAGTTGTCGTTTCGGAAGCTCCTGTCACTCAGGGCCGTATTGTTCTGGTCAAGACAAACGAAATTCTCCTAGCTGAGGAAGGTATTGTCCTCGACGCTAGCCGTGAAGCTTCGCTAATCATGGACACCAATCCAGCCGGTTCCAGCGCTGCACCTGTCTCGCTATTCCAGAATAATCTAGTCGGCATTCGTGCTGAGCGGTTTATCAACTGGGGCAAGCGTCGTCCGAATGCAGTTGCCGTTATCTCTGGTGCTGATTATGGCGCTCTAGGCGAATAACTCCACAAACCTCCTAAACCTATTGGGCTGGCCTTACCGCTGGCCCTTTAGTCATTTCTAATCAGTGGAGGTATTCCCTTGACTACAAAATCACTCAAAGCACTCTCTGGCTTCAAGTACGGAACCCGGATGCTAACTGCCGGTGATGAATTTACCGCTACAAACGCTCATGGGCGGCTTCTAGTGGCTTTGGGTAGAGCATCATACCAGACAAAGCAGGAAACCTCTCAGCAGCCACGCAAGAGCGAACTAGAGCCTATTGCTAGCAGTACCCTACCTGAACAGAGGAAACCTAATCAGCGACGGAGAAAGCCAAAGAAGGAAACAAAGGAATGAAGCTGTTTAATTGGGAAATCACTAAATCCGCTAAGACAGCCCGTCCTATCGTAGCTAATAGCAATGGCTCGTTCGCTGGAACAATCAAAGAGGCTTTTACTGGTTCTTGGCAACGCAATATCGAATACACAAACGAAAGCGTTCTCACCAATCCTACGCTGTTTCGCTGCATCAATTTAATAGCCAGCGATATCGGAAAGCTAAGACTACAGCTTTCTCTAGAGGACAGTGATGGAATATGGACCAATGTGGATAGCCCATCATTCTCTCCGGTTCTCAGAAAGCCTAATCCATATCAGTCCAGACAGCAGTTTATTGAAAACTGGATTCACTCGAAACTGACAAATGGCAATACCTACGTCCTCAAGAGGCGAGATGCTAGAAACGTAGTAATTTCCTTACACATATTGGAACCTAATCGGGTCACGCCGTTAATCACTGAGGATGGAGAAATCTATTATGACCTCAGGCATGATGATCTAGCTAAAATAAATAAATATGGGCTTGTCGTTCTGACCTGA